AACTCGAGCTTGGAGGGATTTATTACGATTAATTAATTACGACGACAATGAAGATATTGATTTCGAAGATGTTCAAATGTATCTTTCTTTAGACCTACCATATGATATGGTTATTGCTCTCGGGGTTCAATATGGCGGGTCTCTTCCAACAGACACACCTGATATGCATATTGCTAGAATTATGGTCAGGGTTCGAAGAGACGTTGCTGAATATCGCAACTTCCCCGAAAATCGTCAAAGACAGGTTCTAGAAGAACTTGGAATAATCCCCGATATTATAGGACAAACACAAATGATTAATGATATTCCTTTAGTACAATCTGTCATTCCTTATGAAATCCCATACAAAGTAGTCGTTTGCGTCGTTAATTCGGGGACAAAAACAATAGAATGTCCTATATGTTTGGATACAATTAACCCCGAAAATGTTAATAAAACCGGATGTAATCACGAATTCTGCCATGATTGTCTTAAAGAGCATATGAGGTCGAAGAAGGTATGTCCCCTTTGTCGCACTCTTTTTACATCTATCGAAGTTCTCAATAATGAACAACAAACTAGTATTTTGAATTATGTAAAACATATTCGTTATTATGAAAGAATATGTGGAGAACTTGATTTTGATGAACCAATCAGACACATTAGTCTTGATGAAATGAACCGTTATTATGAAGAGCATTTTGTTCAAAGGTCTTTAACAAGATACCCTTCACAACAACGTATATAATAAATCCTGATGGAAACAAAATTGATGTATTTATGACATATAATCATATTTCACAAATATGCCACCATTTATTAAAATCATCCGACGTTCTCTGCCATATATAGCAAAGGCATCTAAAAAATCCTATAATGTTCAAAAAAGAAAAATACATGCAACCCCGCCAGGTGGTGATGACGATATTTGGCTTGTTAGTGCGTTCTTTATTTCATGGGGACTTTATATGGCTGGTCGTCGTTCCGGAAGAGGCGGTAGTGGAAACAATCCGATACAAATAAACCGATCATAATATTCCTTTATGACTGTCCTAAAGAAAAATGCTTATGATAACTTGGATTTATTTTTTTTCGGGCCCCTCTTTTTAGGGACCACTTCGATTTGTTCAGGAATAATTTCCTCAATAAGTTCTCGAGGTTCTTCCGCAACATCAAAAAATTCGACAATATCATATTTAGAAATCGTATCTAAAATCGCCGGAGGATATTCCATATCTCGTAAGACTTTAATGGCACCCTGAACATGTGAAACCCCCGGTTCGATCTTATAAGTATATTCAATTTCACCATCAGAGAGAACATTACAACACATTTGCCAATTGGCAATACGGTCTGACGCCCCCCATCGAGAACATATATCGACATAATGCGTTGTCAAAATATAATCCACATTATTCCTTTGTGACAACCATATCAAGAATGCATACGCGGATTTCGATGCTTCCGCCGGATTAGTTCCCGAATACAATTCATCGAAAATACAGAAATGTCTTTCATTCGGACCACTCGAAATAACTGCGTCGATAATTTCTTTACATCTTCTGGATTCAGCTTGGAACAAACTGTCTCTACCAGATGTATCAGGAATATTCAAATAGGAATGAATATGTGTATATGGGGTCATCATACACTGAGAATAAAACCCACCACCGAATTGTTGTGTAAAAATAACATTCAAAATAGTGGTTTTCAAATAAGTCGTTTTACCAGCTGCATTTGGACCAGTTACAACCATATTTAGAGAAAGGTCTGCCGAATTTGTCACAAAGGATTGATTGATTAAGGCTGGATAGAATTGTTCCTTTATGACTAATCCTTTGGAACTATTATCCGTATCTTTTTGAGACATATCATCTATTTTTTTCTCGGCAGAAAACTCGGAAAATCCTAATCGGCCTGCAGATAAGTTCTCATAAAATCCACGAATGTTCTGTAAATATCCATGGAAATAAAAAGAATATTTAAAAGCCCGACCATATTCAACATTTGAATACAATTCATAATAACATCCTAAAAGTCCGCCAATTTCGGTTATTTTCCCCAAAGAAGGTGTAAAGGGTCTCACTCCAGAAATATGTTCTCCTAATTGAAATAAGTTCTCACGATGGATTGCCAAGTCTTGTCCAAAAGAAGCATATGAAGATTTATCCTTTATGACATCCTTAAAAGCATCCATTTTGCTAACTGTATAGGCAATATATTTTTGCATGGTGCATATTTGTTCATTTATTCTAGAAATATTGGCGTAAAAACGGACGCACATCATATAGTTCTGATAAATCTGATAAAGATACAATCCAATGAGAACAAACAAATAAATAATATTAGATAGACTAAAGTTCTCAGCACTACTAATCATTTTTCCAATAAAATGGTTCTTACTAATATCTTTCAAAACAGAAAAATACATAGAGAATGTTATTGGATGGCCTTGAATACGGACAATTAAGAAGGGCATGAGAAAAAGAATAAAAGGGATTAAAAAACTGAGAACAGGAGAACCCATATTGACAATACTAATGGATTGTAGGAAACTCGGTGTCTTATTCACCCAACGAAACATTTCCAATTCCATATAGGAATATCTTTCCAAGAATTCGGGGTCTTCTTTTACATCTTTCCAAATAGTAATCATGTTCTCATAATCTGGGGATGTAATGGGGATATTTGTTCCTACTTTTTGAATTACTTCTTGGGTATCTTTCAAAAAATCCGTATTTGTGGTATATGATTTACTCCATAATGGAACCATGTTCTCTTCAAAAGGTGTTTGAGGGTTCAATAAATAATGATACATTGTATTTTTAGACAAATCAGAAGAGACGAGTTCTAAATCGGACGCAACCGTGTCAGAAAGCGAATGTCGGTCAGTTTCAGGAAGATAATCAATCGGCAATCGAAATACTTCATTATTCATGTTCTCTAAATTCTCGCTATTTTCTAACGAAATAAAAAAAGCCGACAACATATTCTTATTTTTGTTATAAAGATATTTATTCTTTTTTGTTAAAACGCATTTTCTTCTAGTATATATATTGAAATGAGGATAATGAATGTAATAAATAAAGTTAGAAAAATAGATATTCGATGGATTGTTCTTGCAGTTTTATTAATTATATTGACGATTAGCATGTATTATATATTCCTTCCCAAAGAGCCATTTACAAATTCATATATAAATGGAAAAACGGATGACCTAACAAGATATATTCAGCGATTTAATGATAAAGAACATCGAATGTTTCCTTTTCGTTATTTCACAGATGAAAATGACGAAGTTCTCCCTATTGTCGCTGTTACTGGATTTTTCAGAGATAAAGCGGCTGAAGAGAGATATCAGGAATATAAAGAGAAGGGAATTTTCATTTTTGGAATAACGGCTTATAAATCATTTCCAAATAGAGAACTTATGGATAAATCTGAAGGGGAATATGAGAGAACCGATACATTTGATTATGTAGGAAAAATCCGTGATTGGCTCTGTTGTTTCAGAAATAAATCTTATTATGGATTTACAGAATGGAACCGAACGGCCGACATCAGTGAATCCGATTTTTATAATGCAGAACGGGATGATCAGAATGTCAAAAAGAAATATGATTTCATTTATATTTGTAATAAGGATAGTGATACGTGTCCAATGGATGGTTGGAATGCATACAATCGTAATTTTGAATTGGCTAAAAAATGTTTTCCAATTATGTGTCGCGAGTTTAATTTGAAAGGTCTTATTGTAGGTCGTGATAACTGTGGTTTAGAAGATGAATATAATCCGGATGAATTAGAAATTATAGGATGGTTAGATTGGCATAAATTACAGGACAAAATGCGTCAAAGCAGGTTCCTTTTTGTACCCAATGTTTTTGACGCTTCTCCGAGAGTTATTGCTGAATGTATTACAAAAGACTTGGCTGTTCTCATGAATAAAGATATATTATGTGGTTTCAAATATGTAACTTATGAAACTGGCGAATTTTTCACTGACGAAGTAGATATCAAACCGGCTCTTACAAATTTGCTTAATAAACAATATAAAATATCGCCAAAAAAATGGTGGTCTGAGAACTTCAGCCAAGAAAAATCACAAAAAGCTTTGCGTGAATTTATTGCAAAAACAAATCCCGATGTTCTCGAAGCTCGTATCAAAAAGGTTAAATTTATATTGTAAATATTTTTAGATAATCATCTAATATCTTCTTTATGACAATCCATAAAAAAGATAAATAACAATAATATATGTTGCCAAGAAAACCAAATGTTCCATTACAAAAAGAGAACATAAAAATTACATTAAAAGACCCGCCAGTTCCAGAACATCTAGCTATCACCATAGATGCAACAACAAGCACAAGTGACCTTACAGAGAACTGGTCAGGAGCCAATCTGGAAACCTTATCACAATGGATACAAATTTCGTGTCTTCAGATAGAAGTTCTCGATTTAGCCATTAAATATTTTCGCAGTATTGTCAGAAAGAATGTATTGTTAGGACTTGTATTTTCAACTGCATCAGGTTCTCTATCTCTTTCTCAAATGAATGATACAAATCAACGAATTATTTATAATGTCATTTTTACAGTCATGAGTTTCAGTATTGCCATTTTCACAGGATTAATAAAAATATATCAAATTCAAGAGAGATTAGAAGAGTTTATTCAATTAAAACAAGAATGGATTGGGTTCTCAGTAGTGATAACAACCGAAGTCCAATTACCAGTAGGAGAGAGAACTTTGGCTTTGGAATTAATAACAAAAAACAAAAGTAAATATCTGGACCTTTTAAAACACGATGTAGATATTCCTAATTTTATAAAGAGCCGTGCTAATAAAAACTTATATCATGATAAAGAGCAATATAAGAAAAATCTGGAAAAATATAGAAGACTAAAAGAAATCATTTGTTGCACTGATGACCAATCTTTTTTAGAAGAGGCTCGAAAACTTCTTAAAGAAAAAGATACAACTCTTATGTCATCGAAAGTAGAATGTTCGGTTTCAAAAAATGATAATTGGTGCTCATGCACATTATGTGCTTGTGGAGAACAATTCTTAATTTATCTTTCTGAAATTTATAAATATTTTTTCATTAATAAGGACAAATACATTAGTGAAAAAACGGCTCTATCCAATATCATTTTAACAGTTATTATGGAAGAAGAGAACGAACAGAGGACAGAGAAAAATCAAGAATTACTTAATAGAATTCGAGAACGTAAAGCCAGATTGGAAAAAGATACAGACAAGTTTGAAATAGATATCAAACACGGTATAATGGCAATGAAATCATCTATGATGGGTTCATCATCCCTATAATCGTCGTTCTATTTATGACCATTGATTTTATTTCGAAGAATATGTAGGACCCCAGATATCTTCATCCATCCAAAAACAACATGTATGTATTTCGCAAGGCTCACATACATCTCGTTCAATCGGGATAAATATTCTTTTATTGAAATCGTTCATCAGCACATTTTCATTCGGCATATATTCAAAGATAAATACATTATTATAATTGGAATATACTTGTTGATAATGAGAATATCCCCGTTCGCGTTTCAATAATCTTCCTAAAAAAATACAATAATTATTCGGTCTATAAATGGCATATGACGGCCCCCTTAAAATCAATTCGTCTCCAGTAAGTAGTTTTTTTGAAATCTCTTCGTGGTCCATTTTTATATGTATATCTTTTTTATTTTTATTTGTTTTTCCTTTTATGATTTTCCTTTTTAGAGAACCTTTTCAAAAAATTTTTCAGGCGCCTATCGGCGCCCAATTGTCATATAATCAAACACATAATATATCTTTATGACTAACTACAAAACCATACCATAGAGAGAAAATCGATTGACTTTTTTTGACCTGGCCTATCAGTATAATTCCCCCGGGACACCCAGCAACTATAACAAACAAGCATGAGCAAATCCATACTCGACTACTCCGTCCCAAAAGACCTTTTCGATAAAATCGGACTAGTAGATGAAGAAAAGAGGAAAGCACAAAATGTCCCGATGTTTCTAAAAGCATTCTACCTTAAACAGGCAGAGAATGACCAAGCTGTCGTAAAGCGAATAAAAGAAATCCTTGACTTCTCCAACATACCATATATTTATGACAGTGTAATGGGACTTGTATTTCATATCCTTTATGACAACCTACCAGCAGGCGAAGCAAAGATACGCATATTCAGGAACCGAGGAACCTTCCGTCGTGGGAATGAAGGCGGTTTCATCATCGAATTCGACAATTTCACACGCAAGTTAATATACGGACGGATCTTTCATAGTGTCTGTAATATGTTCGATGCAGAGACACTAACAACCATCGACCTGGAAGAACATTACGGAATTGACCCAGAGGAATACGAAGAGGAAATCATAGAAGTACAATAAGTAGATGTAGATTAGATTAGTAGAATAGAGGTAGTTATAAGTATATTTTTTCATGTGTCATAAAGATATATATTCCTTTATGACTCTCTTACAATCTTAAAAATGCATTTAACAAATATTTCCATTAAATGATGCCGGTAATTCTTGAATTTCAATACCGTAATGACGTTCTATTCTTCGCATAGTATCTGAATCCTGTTTTGTGATAAAATTAATAGCCATCCCTTTACGACCCCATCGACCACTACGGCCAATTCTATGAAGGTATTTATGTGGGCATTTCGTAATATCGAAATTAATAACCGTGCTAACTTGTTGGATATCAATACCACGAGCAGTTATATCCGATGAAATTAATACACGAAAAACACCAGATCTAAAATTCTGAAATGCTTTGTCACGTTCATCTTTATCCATTGAACTATGAATATAACAAACGGAAAAGCCTTCATCTGTCATTGCTCTGTATAGGTCGGTTACTCTGTAAATACTATTACAATAAATAATACATTGAGATACACTAATAGATGAGAAAAGGTCCTTTAATGTATCATATTTGTCACCATCATGGCGTAAAGCTACATAATATTGTGTAATACACTCTAAATTCAATTTCTCCGCTTCCATTCGGATTTCTACCGGATTACGCATGAACAATTTTGTGAGCTCTAGAATATCAGGTGGCAAGGTGGCACTAAAAAGAGCAACTTGAACACTTTCTGGCATGAATTGGAAAATATTATAAATCTGTGTCTTAAATCCACTTGATAACATTTCATCTGCTTCGTCCAAAACCATTATTTTAATGTCCCTACCACTGATATATTTACGACGAAACATATCGTGAATTCTACCCGCTGTACCTACAATAACGTGTGGGCAAGAAGAACGTATGTCTTCGGCATCTTCTTGAATAGAAGTTCCTCCAATAAGGGTCTTCACACGAAGACCAGAAAGGGGAGTTCCTAAAGCCTTGATTACATTACATGTCTGTTTGACTAATTCATGCGTAGGTGCCATTAAAAGGGCTTGGACCTTCGGTTTTGTAATATCGATAATCCCCAATGTTCCTATAGAAAAAGCACCTGTCTTTCCCATTCCGGATTGAGCTTGTGCAATAACATCACGTCTTGCCAAAATAGTCGGAATTGCTTTTGTCTGAATTTCACTGGGTTTCTCAAATCCATATGAATAAATTCCTTTCAATAAATCGATTGAAATAGGTGTCCATTTAGCACCATCAATCGGTTCAATCCAATTTGGGTCCGCTAAGTCATCCCAATTCACAATGGGTTTTATTTCATCTGGTTGTTGTTCTCTCTTTTCTGGGTTCTCATTATCCATGTTATATGGTTTTATTTTTTTATATTTATACTGTTTTAGATAAAATCATTGGAGAATTAAAATGGGACATTTTAATTCTCCAAGGATCGGATATCAGTAACGATTTGAATGACGCCCTAAAGGGCGTCCCATTTTACACCATTTCACATTTCAAACGCCGACCCTTAAGGGTCGGCATCTTTGAATGTGATTTGGTAACTGTTACTTTATAACCGATAAATTGCCTTTTTTATATCCGAGTAATCGCCTACGGCGATTTCAGGTTATATAAATCGGCAATTGAAAGGTTAAAAGGTGTAAATCTTCACTGGTATAAATCAAACAAAATACTTACTCATTTGAACCCCATGATTTTCAAATCCGGATTTTTCATAAAATCCACATAATTCTTTTTGACAATCCAGAATAACCTTATAACAACCTTTTTCTTCTGCTAATTCAATCAAGTTCTCAATAATTTTTTTAGCAATTCCCATAGATCTATATTTTTCATCAACAACAATATCTTCTATATGACCAACATAAGCACCCCCTCGAATAAGTTTCGGTTCAAAAATAATCGTTCCTGAACCTATTATTTGTATGCTGTCGGTTTCATTTGGTTCATAAGTTCTCAAAAAACAGATTTGTATCTCGCCCATTTTCGATATTTGCTCTAGGTTTGTCATAAAGATATCTTGTGATAATTGGGGTGCCGAAGTGAGTTGAGATAATAATTTCATATAATTTTCGACTAAAATCTGTGAGAACTTCATTTTATTCAGTAATTTAGATAGAGTTGTATATCCTATTCTTTTATGGTTCTCTATTTTATCCATAGGTTCTCAATATATTTTGTATCCTTTTATATTTATCCTTTTATATTTATCCTTTTATTCTTTTCATTTATAAAAATCAATATAAAATAATAAGTCTTTATATCATTAGACGCATGCCTTCGACAACTTACACATTGAATGATTATCAGGCAATCAAAACGGTTTTTACATTACAAGCCGAAACTCTGGCAATCATCAATGAGTTAGCAAACCGTTTTGGAGCGTCTTTATCACCAGTTACGGAAACTATTCGAGAACATAATAACAATAGACATAAATCCAGAAACAAGGGCGGATATAGAAATGGAGGTTCAGACGATGCTCAATGGCAAACCATCCGGGATTTTAAACCCACAGTGGTTCTCGATAAACAAAATAAAACAAATGATATTCGTGTAGCTTTAAATAAACTTTCAGCAAAAAATTACGATGGAACAAGTGAATTTATTATAGAAAAAATTAAAGAAATTGTAGAAGAAGGTTGTCAAGAAGATATCCAAAAGATAACTGCAACTATTTTCGATACGATTAGTACAAATAAAATATTCGCCCAAATTTATGCACAATTTTATAAAACTCTTGTTAGCAAGTTCCCAGATTTATTTACTACAACGGATATCCCTAAAAATTTCTTGACATCGATTGATAATCTGAGATATGCCGACCCAAATACGAATTACGATGAATTTTGTGTGTATAATAAAGAAAATGATAAAAGAAAAGCAACTGCCCTTTTCATTACCCATCTGGTGGCCATTGACGCAATGCCAATCGCCGAATTATTCTTTATGATAAATCGACTGTTGGTCCTTGTCAATGGGTTTATTAGAGAAGAAGGAAAAACAAATGAGGTCGAAGAAATTACGGAAAATGTTTTCTTATTGGTCACAAACATTCCGTCTATAATGAATCATCTTCCGGATGATATTCGAGATATTATTTCGGTGATTTCGAATATTAAACTAAAAGAGTTTCCGAGTATTACTAGTCGGGCTATTTTCAAATATGTGGATATTGTAGAAAAAATGGGAGATGATTAATGACATATATAAATATAATTTGTAACTATAAAAACATAAAAACCTATTTATAATTAGATTTATATGGCAAATCGTGTAGAGCAAATGACAAAAATTCAGCAAGAGGCTCTTGCGTTATTCACAAAGAAGAATATTGATTATGGAGATGCCTTTGCTAAATATGGCGTCATTGGTGTTCTTATGCGCATAGAAGATAAACTCCAGAGGTCTTTATCAATAACAAAAAATGGGGTGAATTTGGTGTCGGATGAGGGTATTCGAGATACATTATTAGACCTACATAATTATGCCGCCATGGCACTTATGTTATTGGATGAATAACATAAGAAACATTATGTTATTGAATGAATAACATAAGAAACATTATGTTATTGGATGAATAACATAAGAAACATTATGTTATTGGATGAATAAAATTGAACAATATATTATGCCTTTATGACAGCCATAATATGTCCGCTATGAATAATCCCACAACTACAGAAAAGAAAAAACGCGAAAAGAAGGTCGTCCCGACATGCCAGATTTGTGTCGAACCCTACAATAAATCAACCAGATTAGCAGTTCAATGCCCCTATTGTAAATTCGAACTCTGTCGGGGTTGTTGTGAGACATATGCATTAAGTGAATCTGAGGTAAAATGTATGAATCCAGAATGTAGCAAGGTATGGACACGTAAGATGATCCGCGATATTTTCACACTTGTCTTTATTAATGGTGCTTTAAAAGAGCATAAGGAAAAAGTATTGTTTGATAAAGAACGTGCGTTAATGCCTGCTACTCAACCCATCATCGAAGGCAAACTCTTGGCTCGTAGGCTCGACAAAGAAATTGGCGAATTAACCAAAGAAATTAAAGTTATACAGCAGAAACAACATGATCTAATGATACAAAAACAAGCAGCACTTAATCGTCGGTCTTCTACAGAACGTGCTGCATTTATCCGAAAATGTCCAGAAGAGGATTGTCGTGGCTTCTTAAGCACAGCATGGAAATGTGGTGTCTGCGAGAAATGGACGTGTCCAGATTGTAATGTTGTCAAGGGATATACTCGTGATGCAGAACATACATGTAATCCCGATGACATTGCTACTGCAAAATTGCTTGCTTCTGATACGAAACCTTGCCCGAAATGCTCTACCTCCATTTTTAAGATCGACGGATGTGACCAAATGTGGTGCACGCAGTGTCATACAGCATTCAGTTGGCGAACAGGTAAGGTAGAAACACGAATACATAATCCTCATTATTTCGAATGGATGCGTCGCAATGGAGGTCAAGCACCCAGAAATCCTCTTGATATGCCATGTGGGCGTAATATCGACCATTATCTTGTAGAAGCATTCAGAAGGACGTTTACACTATATTATTCGAGAACAACAAATTATAAAGAATTATTGAAACGGCTTGATACAATTATTAGGAGAGCAATGGAAATCAGAGCATATGAATTACCGAATGCTGAGACGAATTATGAAAGAAAACACGAGAACCTCCGTGTGGCTTATCTAATGAAGGAGATTTCAGAAGCACATATGCGAGAGGAACTTCAGAGAGATGATAAACGACATAGCCGTGATCAAGAGTTGATAGAAGTATATAATCTACTCCTCAATACTGTTACAGATATTCTCTACAGGTTCCTGGATGAACTCGACCGCAATCATTCAACACCTCCTATAGGACAACCTATCGATTATACAACTTTGAACGAAATTGACCATATAGTATCCTATGTCAATGAATGTCTTGCAGATATATCTCATACGTATTCCTGTTCAAGAACCATTTTAAAACCCGATTTAAGCAGAATGAAAGGTACTAAAGCAGCCGAACATATTAGAGAATTAAAAGCTGCGGCGGCCATAGCAAGCACGAATGACCAACCTGCAGTAGAAGGAACTACCTTAACAAACTCGTTCATCTAAACCCCAACATCATAATATACCTTTATGACAATCATCGAAACCATATAGATATATTTTTTATTTATGACTAATGATGGGGTATAAATTGGAAAATAAAAATACAGAGGAAGAAGATGAAGAACAAGAAGACGTTGTGACAATAACTCTGGAGGATAATCATATTTATTTTTATGGCGAAATCGACAGAGCAACCATTTTTAAACTAATGGAACTTCTTCGACAAGCTGAAGAATATTGTGTGGTTCAAGGATATAAACTCCGTGTTAAAATTCCTATTTATTTACATATTAATTCTAAAGGTGGATATGTTTATGACGCCTATGCCGCGATAGATGTCATACAAAGTATTCAAGTTCCTGTATATTCGATTATAGAAGGAGCAACTGCATCAGCAGGAACTCTTATAAGTGTTAGTTGTAAAAAGAGATATATCAGACCCAACGCATATATGCTTATACATCAAATAAGCAGTGGATATTGGGGAAAAATGGATGAAATAGAAGATGAAATGTATAATCTTAAACAAATGACTAGAAAAATAGAGAATATTTATGAAGAAAATACAAGATTGACAAAAAAACAATTGAAAGAAATTTTAAAACATGATTTGTGGTTCTCTTCTGAAACGGCTATTTTATTCGGATTGGCTGATAAAATATTTACATAGATGGTCCAGTTGCAATATATGAACCGCCTATACCGCCTAATAATGGGTCTCCAGCATTATTGGGTGAAGCGTTAAATAGATATACTGAAAATCCATTTGCAGATACATCATACACACTATGTATGACACCTCCAAAAGTTCCATCGCATGTCGGTGAAATAACAACATTTAAACTCATATCAGATGAAAATGGCGAAGTAAATGTAACCCGCATATCATCTGTTCCTGAAGGACCAAGCTGACCATTATATGAATACGTTCCGGATTGAATCATAAAGGGATAATTAAGACTACCATTATTGAATTGTATAGCAGGAGTAAATACTCCTACTTCTGCATATAATCCTTTCACTGCAGCAACAACACCATTTGATATTATATCAGACCCGGTATTAATGCCTTGTGTTATATTCACTTGACCAGACACATCAAGAGGAAATAATGGTTGGCTATTATTTATACCGATATTTCCAGCAACCATTAGATTACTATTTATGACAATATTTCCAGATATAGATGCATCATATCCTACATATAATCCATTTATTGCAGTAATATTACCATTTGATACTATATCTGACCCGGCACTTATGCCTTGTGTTGTATTTATTTGACCAGACACATCGAGAGGAAATAATGGTTGGTTATTATTTATACCGATATTTCCAGAAACGAATAGATTATGATTATTAACTATTGATACATCTGTATTTAATGTTGCCTCTTTCTCTACATACATACCTTGAAGTCCCACAATATATCCATTTGCTACTATATCTGATGATGAAGTTATATTTTGTGTTGAATTTATTTGACCTGATACATCAAGCGTATATTGTGGTGAAGGATTATTTATTCCTACATATCCAGCAACGAATAAATTTCCATTTGTGTTAATATCGGACCCTACAGATAGTTGTTCTGAAATATTTGCTTTGCCATGTACATCTAATGGAAAACTCGGCATAAGATTATTAACACCTACTAATCCCATCAAATAACTACTTGTATCGACTTTTAAATTATTCAATACTTCAATATTTCCAGTAACTAATGGGTCAGGAATTTGTCCTTGAGTACTTAAAGATATCAATGCTGTATTTGCCAAGGGATTGGCAATATTAAATCCTACAGTAGAGTCAAAAAGAACACTTGAAATATTGCCATATACTGCTCCATTGGTTATACCGATTTGTGATAATGAAACACCTATAGGACCAGTTGGGCCGGTAACACCGTTAGGACCCGCAGGACCTATATATCCACGCATTCCTGTAGGACCAGTCGCGCCTATTGTTCCGGGTTGGCCTCTTGACCCTCCTATACCAGCGGGGCCTCTTGCTCCTGGATCTCCTTTTTGTCCTTGTGGTCCCATTGGACCTGCTGGACCGATTGGACCTTGCACATAACCTGACATATATATTGTTATATTATTTTTTATTTTATCAATTATGTATTCAGATAAAATAAAATAAACACTAATATATATTTATTACAAATGTTTTATGAAGAGAACCGCAATTTAGAAGAGGAAGATATGGGGCATGATTCACCAGTCTATCAAATCAATCTTTATGACAAATCGTTTTTGATTGCCGTAGGGAGAGAACGTAGGCTCATTCAGAAAAAAAATACTTATTATTTTCCCATCTATTTATTAAATAAAACTAAAGTTCAAATCCAAATCGGTGCTTTTCAATTTGAATCATCTAAAGAAACACCCGAAGAACGTTCAAAAGTTTTCATGGATTCTACGGGGGATTTAGACTTGAACCGTCTCGGTGATCCAGTTTTCTATAGTTTTGCTAACTACGATTATTTCAATGATATTAATGTAGATGTTACTCCAATGGGTCTTAAAGAATTAGAATCTCAATATATTCAACATAAGTCCGAAGAGACCGCCGATAAGGGGGTAGATGAAGAAGATGTTCCTGAAGATAATGAGGAGAACCCATTTGAATTGACTTCAGCAGATGTCAAACCTTCTGAATCTATAGTTAAAACCTCAAAGGTTCTCAAAGATGGTATTTTTACTGTAGATAAAACAGCAAAACGTATTCAGATGCTTCCCGAAGAAACAAAAGAAAGTTCTCAAAAAATAAAAGAAGAATTTGTTGGAACAGAAAGATCTAAATGGATAGAAAAATTCATGAAGAATAATCAATATGATATTGTTTCAACAGCTACTAATGGAGATTGCTTTTTTGACACTGTCAGATTGGCTTATGAACAAATAGGTTATGAAACTACTATTGCAAAATTACGAGCATTAGTTGCAAAAGAAGCCACACAAGAAAGATTTCAAGAATATCGAGAACTTTATGACACTACTCTCGTGGAAATCGAAACAACTGCAAAAGAACTTCGTAGATTGGCAGCCGAAAACAAAAATTTGAAAGAACGTTTGACGGCTATTCCATTAACTGACAAGCCAAAACGTAAAGAAATTATTGATAAAGCGAATGAGATTAAAAAACAGCATTCGGCTCTTAAAGATAAACAAAAAACTAATCAGGATTTTTTAGGCGAGTTTGCTCATATGAAAGGCATTGATAATCTCGAAAAATTCCGGGCATATATTCAATCGCCTTCTTATTGGGCCGATGATTGGGCTATCAATGTTCTCGAACAAGAACTCAATATGAAATTACTTATTTTCTCTAGTGAAGCATACGAAGAAGATGATACAGCAAATGTGTTTAAATGCTCTATCTCTACTCTTCCTGATAATGTCGAATTTACACCCGATTATTATATTATGACTACTTACAGTGGAAATCATTATATGTTGATTTCATATGCTACTAAACGTATTTTTACCTTTAGAGAAATCCCTTATGATGCTAAAATAATGGCGGTTATCAAATGTATGGAAAAGAATTCTGGATTGTTCTCACAAATACCTGATTTTAAGACATTTAAAAATCGATTAGGTGTTAAAGATGATGAAACGGATGATGATGATGATGAAACTGAAGCAGATGAAGAGATAAAACGAGGTGGTGGAGGTTTGTCACAAATAGATAAATCCACAGTATTTACTTTTTATGACAAATCCAATAAATTGCCGAAACCAGGTAAAGGATCTGGAGAACTAATTTCTTCTGATAAGATACACGATTATACGGATTTGGCGGTTATTCCTGATTGGCGTAAGAAATTAGATGATGATTATGTCTCGTCATTTACTCTTGATAATAAGAAATGGAAAACGGTTGAGCATTATTATCAAGCGTCTAAATTCAAAAAACACAATCCTCATTTTTATAACGTGTTCTCTCTGGATGACCTATCAAGTGATATTGCTAAGGATGTATCCTTAGCTAAAGCGGCAGGTTCTCAATCTGGCGTTTTCAAAAAGGGAAAGAAACAAATACCTTTAAGACCTACTGGAGTAAAAATAGATCCTGATTTCTATGGTTCAAGAAAGACAGAAGAAAGAGAGCGCGCTTTATATGCCAAGTTCTCTCAAAATGAAGAATTAAAGAACCTTATTATACTTACTAAAAATGCAACTCTTCAGCATTTTATTCCAAAACAAAAGGCTGAGAAAGATTATTTATTGATGAAAGTCCGTAGCAAATTACAAATGGAAAACTGAACGAGTTTTTCTTTTTGATGTTTTCTTTTTATTATTCTTTATAGTTCCCTTTTTCATAGGTTTTTTATTTGTTTTCCTTTTTGACCCACCGGCTGCGGCTGCTGCAGCCCCTTCTTCGAATGCTTTTTCAAATGCTTTTTCTCTTTGTGTTCCGTATTCCTTTTTATTACACCATTGCACATTCTAAACGCCCACCTTTAGGTGGGCATATTTGAATGTGCTTTGGCAACTGTTACTTTGCAACCGATAAATTACCTTTTATATTAGATAATTCTGCCTTTCGGCAGAATTATCATATATAATCGGCATTTTAAAGGTGCAAAGGTGTAAATGATGTATATGACTTTGTAGATAAAGAAATTCTGTATTTATGATTATCCGGTAGGTCTTTAGAAAATCCTTTATTTTTATATTTTGGTCCTGTAAAATATAATTTATGTTTTTGTGATTTATTTACTGAATTATTTTCTTTGTTTTCATCATTTGTTTCTTCTTTTTCATCAAATTTTTCAAAATCAAATTCCCCTAAAGTCACTTTATTAAATCTAAAAAAACCATATCTAATTAAATCAAATGTTTTGCCTTCTAAATATGTTCTCAATTCATCGTCTTTTTCAGATTCCTTCATTAAATCAAAAAGCTGACTTGGTGAAAAAAATTTATATTCAAATTCTTGCTCCATATATATTATATTTTTATAATTCCATAAATACCTTTATGACAATGTTACAGTATTATTTTGGAGAACAAATTTTGATATGCTTTTCTAGAAAATTGATTTCCTTTTTTTAAAAGATATCAATGGCACACTTTCCCCCAGTTACACAGCATCTTATAATACAATGTCCGCTTTCCGCACAAATACCGTTTTCGATATGGAGGTTCTCAAGAATGGGACCGAACCGGAAATCAACCAACAAGTCGATCTTTGGACAACCAGTGATAAACCAAGTGTTTATGTTCAATGGGTTCCCGATGAACTCGATGAGAATGAGGCTACTCGATTTTTCAGTAGTTTCGGCTCTGTCGACCGCGTCGAATTTGTCCCAAAGAAGGATGCTAATGGAAAGAAAATCGGTCGAATGATGTTTGTTCATTTTCAGACCTTCAATCACAGTAAAGATTTCGCTCAAAATATCGCTATTCTACATCCTGAACCATACGAGATTGGATGGCATACTAGAAACAAATTTGGCGCTCCTAAGCAATATGTCCTAAAGTGTCGTATTAATACTCGCCCTATTCCCAAGGTTGAATACAGTGCTTCTCAGCTTACGGATATGTTTGAAGGACTTAACAAGCGTCTTGTTGATCAGATGGCGAAAATGACGGAACAGATGACTCTCATGGCTAAAGAAATCGAGCATCTTCGTAATGTGAGTTACGAGAATGGCATCAATAACAAGTAGTAGCTAGGTAGGATATAGGTAGGTAGGTAATAGTAATGTATTTTTTTGTTCTCTTAGACTGGAAAATCGATTGTCTTTTTATGGATTGTCTCAAATGCATACTACCCCGCGGTATTAAAAGCATCACACTAAAATATGATAAGCATCGCAAACCTCTACAACGGGATTTCCAACAGTGTAGAAACTGACTCTATCTTAATAGAAACTGTCAATATCATACAGGAAATCGAAACCAGACAAATCGGTCCATCGAAGCAAGACCATGTAGCACACGGCTCATATACATCGGACAAGGGCATAAAAACCTACTGGTCGGCTGTATTCGACGGGCACGGAACGAACCAAAGCATCGACATCATCCGTGGGGCCGACTTGGATACTATTATGAAGAGTAGCCAACCATGGATACCTCTTCAAGAACTCATTCAGACTGACCCGCAGGCAACTCCACAAGACAAACTCAAGTCGGGTTCGACAATGGTCTATGCTAAAATGACCATAGAGCAACTCAATATTCTGGTCGAAATAGTCAATATCGGGGACTCTACAGGTATGTTAATAGTGAATAACCAACCCATCTTTATTACAGAGGCACATGATGCCAAGAACGCCAAGGAAATCTTCCGTCTTATGGACGAAAAGCGGGTATGTCAGAAACGCCCAATCATCTATAAAGCCTCCAACTTCGACCTTATTTCGCCAACAGCACTGAATAGTCGTCGTGGCACATATATTCAGTTCATCCATCCTACACAGAATGTCGATTATGACCTCTCGCCATCACAATCACTTGGTCATGACGGCCTTACAGGACTGGCTCCAACAGTTTCTACATTTAGATTGAAACACAATGACCAAATCAAAATCCTGCTATTCAGTGATGGCGTAGGAGACATCCTACCAACCGAGGGATTAGCGTCAGCCTCAACATTATCCTTTATGACAACTGCAAAATCCACTACTGAAATACTGGATGAAGCCGAACGCCGATGGAAACAGGAATGGACCATGCACGACTTATACAGACCATCATACACATCTAAAGCCCATTTCCCTAAAAATGGATATGACGACTGTTGTTGCGGGATGATCCAGGTTAACCTACATCTTCAAACACCGAGTTTTGCGGAATTGCCATTCACAAAGAACAGCGAAATCACCATAATAGAAGATGAAGATGAGTTATACAACTAGATAGATTAGTTAGATAGTAGTGTAGATAGTAGTGTAATTAGGTATAAAATCGAAATCCTTTTTTTGTCATAAAGGATTATTACACTGTCCCCCCTTATCGTTATCATCACTACACAATGAACCTTTTTGACAATCTCGAACGTGCCCTCTATATGCTCTCTGTGAAAATCCCGGATAGTATTATTTCTCTTATCAATTCATTGCGTGAAGAATTCTTCGATATGAACCAAGATATATTGGAACTTAATCGGGATGTCCAAGAACTCTGGAGAGAGAACCAAAGACTAAAACGCGAGAACTTGGAACTATCGGAGGCCATCATGGCACACGTGGAACGCGACCTCTCTCATATGAAAAATCTGGTAAAAAAAGTGAATTCATCTACAGCTACAGTTGTAGAAGAATTGGATTGAATTTATTCTTTATGACAACATAATTGGGCAGAGTGGGGTTCGAACCCACGCAGTATATATACTACCAGATCTTAAGTCTGACTCCTTGAACCACTCGGACATCTGCCCTCTTTTTTTCTCGATAACTATTTTTATTTTATACCAGTGAAGATTTATACCCTTACACTACGTAGCACAAGAGTTTAATTTTGCACAAGCATATTCAAATATTCAGTAATAGAAGAACGACTTTCCTCTTTACCATCATAAGCTGCCAACAATGTTTTATTACTCATCTTCGATAAAAGAACCTTATAAGAAAGCATATTGTATTGATGTTCAGGAATACTAATTGTATGAAGTTCAGTCGTGATAACCTCTTTGAATTCCCCCATCAAAAAAGCCAATAAAGCTACAAAAGCACCTTTCTGTTCATATCTATAATATCCATCATAATCTGTATAAGAATTCTGACTGTCATTATTTCTACTTCCATAATAAAAATATGTGTCTTCGGATTGGTCATAAAGAATACATATACGATGGTCTAGTTTTTCAACTTCTTCGCGAACGTGTTCTTTAATTAATAACACTTGGAACTTATTCATTTTATATCTTTATGACTAACTTTTTATATCTGTTTAAAAAATAATTTATTATAAGATTCTCTATTCTAATGTTCTCTATTCTAACTACCTATCTAACTACCTATCTAATTATCTAACTATTTTCTATTTATCATTTACTGTAAAAACCCATTCCTTAAATGGGATATTTCCTACCTTTGGCATATAAAGATATGCTTTACCTGTCCTAAAGGCATTTCGTGTATTTTCCGGATCGTCAAATCCGTCCAAATAAATAATAGCCTTCTTGTTCTCATTATCTCCAGCAATCTCTTCGAATTTTATCTTTTTGACATTTCCTATCCATGTGCATTCTTCTAATAGACAGATATAGTCTTCATTTACTTGTTTCGGGATGGTCGCAGTTAGTCCAAAAGAAAGTATTTGCTTAATAATGTCTGACATCTTTACAGAAAATATATGAATGGTCTATACTAAAAAAGGTCCATCGATTTTCTTTATTCCATTTCTTTTCTTTATTCCATTTTAGAAACCGACATTTTTAAACTTTTCATTTCAATCATATCTTTATGACTATTTTTTGAGAACCATTTTTCAAAGTTCTCAATATTTTCTTTATAATCTTGTCTATTATAATGACTTTTTATAAATCGTGTTAATGAAATAATATTCGCATGTGTTTTCTTAAAGGCAAATGTTCCACTATTGTTCTCAACACACCATTCAATAAATTCATTATAATAAAACATCATAATCGATTTCAAAAAATAATAAGAGAAGACGGCAGTTTTTTCATTATATCTTTTTTGAGAAGAAACAGAACAAAGTTCTCTATAATCCATTTTATGATGCTTTAATAATTTTGTTTTTTGAAAAAGAGAGAACATTCGTTCATCATTTAAAGCACTTTCTAATACTCTTGATGGTGGTGTCATAGAGACAAATATGGCGTGTATAATCTCAGCCCATGTTTCTGTATATGCTTCATAAAATCTTAAATCACACGATATTGAGAACATTTTGAATATTTCTCTATTTGCAATCTCTTCAGGCATCCTTGCAAAATCCAGTCCTAAACTATGAAATGTCTCATGAATGAAAACTTTGAACCATTCTTCACGTCTATAAATATATATATTGTTTGAGACAGTCGGACAAGCCATTGTAAAACCAGTATTTGCATGAATTTCGGATAAAGGTTCTCCACTTTTCTTAGGAATTTTCTTCTTATGATCTGTCAAATACAAATATATTGTTAATTGTGGAGAACATTCGGACCCTTGAATAAACTGCGTTGCAACATATAACCAAATATACATCTTTATGACATTCTCATCGAGCATTTTATAAATATTTGTCGGCGAAATTCTCATAGAAGGGTTATATGGATAAATTATAAAAATAGTAAAAGTTCTCGAACCAATTATAAAAGAATATTTTTTACCAATCTTTGAGAACATTTCGATTTCTGTTCTGATTTCGTCTACTATATGATAAAAATCTACATCCTTCGGAAATTCGTCCTGGCCTAGTCGATATTCTCTATATGTTTGATTGGTTTTCCATGAATCTTGTCCTAAAAGAATTTGATTTACTATTTTATTTATTAAAGTTCTCGAAATATCCGATAATTTATCCGGTTTTATAGAGAACCCATTTTTCTTTATGAATTCAACAGACATATACATAAAATTGATATAATATTGGCTTGAAAAATACTACCAAACTAATGGGAATACCAAAACTTAATCGATGGCTTGTAGATAGATGCCCGAAGGCTATTCGTAAACAGTCTTTATTAGAATACCAAGATAAACCTGTCGCGGTTGATATCAGTATTTATTTATACCGCTTCTTGATGGATGGCAGATTTCATGAGAACTTGTATTTATTCTTTGCTATTTTCAAATATTATTGTATTCAACCCATATTCATTTTCGATGGAAAAGCACCAGTAGAAAAAAAGGCAACCATGCAAAAAAGAAAGAAAGATAAACAAGACGCAACTACCGAATATGCCGAATTAGAAACCCTATTGGCAGAAACGACAGAAGACCATATTCGCAAAGAAATCTTATCCAAAATGGCCGCCCTAAAAAAGAGAATGGTCAAAATAACATGGACACATATCGATGATGCTATCGAATTACTAACAGCATTCGGTTTCGAATATTATCTCGCGCCACATGAAGCAGACCAATTGTGTGTTCATCTGGCCGTTACAAATCAAGTATATGCTATCGTAAGTGATGACATGGATCTCCTAATATCTGGCGCGAAACGCGTTTTGAGGTCATTGAATATGTATACACATGAAATAACCCTTTATGACACCACCGCAATACTATCCGATATTCAAATGACGCTAAATGATTTTCGCGAAACGGTTGTATTAGCAGGCACCGATTATGAAAGCAAACCAGGATTACCTATTCGCAAATGTTTTGATTTATTCTCCGAATATAAGGGGTCTCAAACAAAAAATAAAATAACATTTGCTGAATGGTTACATGAAAAAAACATAGTTGTTCTCTCAGAATTCCAACACATATGTTCTCTTTTTGACACTCATTACGTTTCAGAAGAATTAGAAGAATTTATACAAAAAAAAAGGCAACAGAAGCCTAAGTTGAGTATTCCTGATATTAAGCGAATTATGATAAAGCACAAGTTTGTTTTTGTCTAGTCCATTCCATCGAGAGGTTGATACAGGAACGGTGTATCGATGTCTCGTCCGTAAAATCTACGTCCAATGTGTTGGATACTTCTACAACATATCCTCTGATGAGAGTCGCCAGATAGTCATTCGAATATTCGGTCTTGTTCATTTTGGAAGTTGCTTTCTTCATCATCGCTTGAACAATCTGTTTGATTGAATATTCGGGGTTTTTCAGAGCAAGGTCGGCGAATAGTATTGCCCACATGAGACAATATCCTTTTTTTTCTTCTTCATTCAAAAGGTCTGATGCGGCTTCAAGTGATTGAACCCCGAAATCGTAACCTGTATAAATATCGTCATTGTTAATATAAAGTGGTTTTTCTTCGAGCATTCTTGAAACCGACCGCGCAACAGATTCGCACATCTCAATACAACTGAAATATACTGGGTCTCTGCGTCTGCGATGTTTTGGAACATTGTTCGAATCGACATGCTCAAGAGTGTTCAAAGCTGGGTCATAAACAAGGATTTCTAGATGACCATTCGTAGGCTCATCATTGGTAAAGAATGCAATATTTAATGGACATACTACCTTTTTACCTGGGTTGGCGTCAATGAGGTCTCTGATTTTCCAGTATAGGGCGGGGACATATTCTTCGCGATTGCTTCCGATGAGACGTTCATTTTTATCGAAAAAGAGATAGAGTTCCCATATGCAGTACATAGGCTTTTCTGCTTTTGCTCTCATCCTCTCGCTAATACGTCCATATGCGTAATATTGCTCTTTGATGGTTTTTTGTGATGGGTCGTTGATATTGTGTTTGTTATTCAAATACAATGTCATCATTAATTCGGTAACCGTAGTGCTCGTATATGGAACAGGCTTTTGGCCTAACTTATACAGACGGGCAATCTGTTGGTCGAGTGTAAGGGGTTTCTTTTCTACTATAGCGGACATGTTATGGTATTATTCAGGGGATATTGTGCTGGTATCCTAAACAGAAAAATGGCAATCGATTTTTTCGGTATTCATTATTGTTTATGACAAATTCGTATAATATTTATATGATGGTTGAAATATAACACCCGCGGTAATCTTCAATACCTGTGTGTGTAAGATTAATAGATACATCTACAAAGACCTCGCCACCCATCTTTGTCCAACGGTCACAAAACAGCCAATCTTCAGAAAAATAATGGCCTTCTTCTACACCACAGTCAAAAAGAGCAAATGCCATTGCGTTTTCTTCTGGTCTTAAGAAATTCACATCATCTACATATTTCGTCGATGGAAAAGCTTTCATCATAGCAGTGAGAACCTTGCGTTTAATCATCATAAAACCGGTTGCTAGATGCTTTACCTTGGCCAGATTATTTGTGATTTCTAGATACTGATTCACATAATTAATATTGTATCTCAACAAATTATGCTGGATCATTGCTGCATCAGAAAGAAGACCTGCTAATTGTGAATCATTTTTCTTCTTCAATAATGTCTGTATGACATTTGAATTATATGGGTTCTGTGGGTCTTTCACTAATTTTTCCCAATCATAATTCTTTAATGGATAAATACCACCCACTAAATCTTTTTCCGAAATTAGTAATTTCAAAATATCCACTGGATCCCAAGAAATATCATTATCAATAAAAAGAAAATGGGTTGCTTCGTAGTCAGTCATTGCTCTAGCAATTAAATTATTTCTTGCTCGTGAAACCAGACTATCATTTTTACAGAATTCGACTCTTAAAGGGATGTTAAATCTGCGGAAAAGTTCAATAGTTGCCATCAAACAATGAACATAATTCACATAACAAAGACTTGCAAAACAAGGTGTCAAAATATAAAGTTTGACCTTATTTTTCTGTAGGAATTGTTGGAGAACCTGTTCAAATGGTTGCTGATTTGGTTGTGCTGTATTAGTAACACTACCTGATGGTGTTGCTGAAGGGGCACTTTTTGGTTTAGTTGTAAAAATATCCTCATCCTCGACTACTTTAAACTTAATGTTATCAGTCATCTTATAAATATACAGACCACTGTATATTTATATTGTTTATGATTTATTTTTATTTTTGTTTATCTTTATGATTTTTTTATGATTTTTGTTTTTTGTTTTTTATTTTTTGTTTTCATAAATATTTATGCGGTGGCAACGGCAGCCTTAGGGAAGTGGTGCTTCATGTACTTCTGGAGGTTGAAGTAGGTAAGCTCATCACCCTTACCGAGTTTGAGGAGCTTGGCAAGCTTGGTATCGGCGTGGATCTTGCGACCATTCTCGCCATCCTGAAGCTTGTGGTCGCGGATGTAAGTGTTGATCTCCTTGCTTACAGCGGTTCTGGCAAGGAGAGTTCCCTTCTCCTTTCCGAGGAAAGCAGCAAGCTCATCAGAGATAAGGGTAGGCTTGACGAAACCAGAAGGAGCTCTGTTTCCAGAAGCACGCTTCTTCTTCTGGGAAGCCTTCTGGGCAGCCTTAAGCTCCTTGGCAACAGACTTCTCAAGAGCCTTGAACTCAGCCTTGAGGGAAGCAGCAAGGGTGGTAAGCTGGCCAATCTTGTCAGCATACTCAGAAAGTCTGGCAGAGACATTGGACTCACCCTCAACAGGGAGCTCAGAGACAACAGGGGCCTCGGAGGCAACAGGGGCCTCAGAGACAGGGGCAGCCTTGGCCTTCTTGGCCTTAGGCTGTTTATCAGATACGGGGGCAGGGGTAGCAGGGGCCTTCTCGGCAGTGTTTTTAACAGCTCTAACCATCTTGTGATTATATACTACTATAGACAGTCTTTTTTAAGTATTTTAACGCAAATATATTTATTTTTTGATACTGGAAACAGTCTCAAAAAATTCCTAAAGGTTTTATATTTTTCGATTTTTCATTTTCGATTTATATTCTCGATTTTTTCATTTTTTGTTTATTTATTCTACAATAGATTCTTCGACAATTGGCTCTTCCATCATTGATTCCTTTTTGACACGTGTCTTGCGCTTTCTTTGTCTAGTAGTTCCATTGAGTTTATTAAGAGACTGATTAAATACGGTTCTCAATCCATTCAATCTTCGAATATACTTCTTGCGAGTTACTTTATTCTTGTATAATTTCAAAATATTTCCGAATTCCTTAAGAAGCTCATTTCGAATTTTATCTTTTTGACTATCATCCAAAGTTGGTAATTTTCTTTTAGTTGTTGTAAGTCTTTTCCTAAAGTTTGTTGCTTTATTGAGAACAGTAAGAGCTTTTGTCCCTGAAGGGACCGATGCTGAAGAACTATTTTCTGAACTTTCGGATTCTTGATCTTCTGATACCTTCTCCTCTTCTTCAGCTACATTCTCCGATGGTTCTGGTTCTTCATTTTCTTCTGGTTCTCTATTTTCTTCTAGTTCTCCATTTTCTTCTGGCTCTTGAGATTCTTCTTCTTTCTCTTCTAAAGAAGAATTATCTGCCGACATCTCTTCTGATACGTCTTGAGAACCTTCCTCTGCAACCGATTCATCTTGCATCATTTCTACAGACTTACCAGGAGAACTTTCTACTGGTAAGGGTTCATTATCATCCACTTCTTTATTATCATCCATTGGGATATTTTCTTCTAGCTTGGACATTATATATAATATCTAGAAAATAAGAGATTCATAAAGCCATGGTAAAGATGTTCTTGCTCCTATAGATACACCAGTTAATGCAGTCAGTGCATGTAAAGCACCAATCTTCTTATATTCGTCATCTATCCCACAATAAACCATATTTTCTATTATTCTCAAACATAATTCTTGTAGTGTCTCTATAGGACTTTCATAAAGATTTAATTGTTCTCTTCTTACTTCTACAAATGGATCATTTAAAATACAAATATAAGTTCGTATTTCTCTAGTCAATCCACCTCTATACATCCATATTTCGTATAATGTCCTAAACAATTTAATATACTCTCGTCTATCTAAAGATGTAAACCAATTGATATGCGTGTAGTTTCCTAATTGGTCCATTTCCATAAATAGTTCCTGAATTCTCACAGAAACTGGTTTCGACATTATTTCCCTCATTTTCCTTTGTCTGTCTTCTATTACTCCTATAGGAATAACTACATTATTGATTATCGTCTGCTGTGTTCGAACTCTTACTCGATTGTTCTCTTGTATAGTCCCATGAATTTGTAATAAAGATTGTTTCGGAACATCCGGAGCATCCCCAGGTAATCCATAAATGACCTTTATCAAACCATATATCTTCAATATATCCTTTATGACATCCAATGAAATGTTCTCTCGATTATATGGATTTTTTACAACCGTCTTTGATTTTATCAAATGTATTAAAGAAATAATATTACATCCGTAAGTAAATTTCCCACAACTAAATGAAAAAAAATATTCTGCTGGGATTTCTTTTAAGGGTTCTAAAGAATAAAAATCATTTTCATTCACACATACCGACCTTGTCTTAAATCCTTCGCCTCGAAGTCGAAAAGATAATTTTACCATATGTCCTCTAAAAACCTTTTGTATTTTTATAACTTGAGAACATTTTTCAAAATACCCCTGAATTCTATCAAAAATGACGCGTTTTGTCCCTGAAATGGGGAGTTTATAACTACGAGCTATATTTTTCAATTCTGGTAGCTTGAATTTGGCGAGAACAAATTTATTCTTCACATATTCCCTATAGGACAATAATGGCGATTGAACCGCCTGAGGCTCTCTAATAAATTCGTTTTTATATTCTTCATCATGACCTATAGGATGAGCGAATTTTGATAGCATATATAATATATTAATAAAATTGTTCTCATATCATTCTTTTAGAGAACAAAATTGTTCTCCTTCAAAAAATGCCACATACAATATGCTATCGGAAAATTGATTTGGGACCCATTTTAGAAAAATGATTTCATAAAATTGATTTAAAGCGAGCACAATATATTAACCATACACCACCCCAGCTCCTATTACAATGTCTTCCTTTACTGCTACCTCTTCTACTACCATCCGTAAGGTCCTTGAATTCGCCGACTGGAACCCGAAGGCCCATAAGTATATGGCTCCTAAGGTTAACAGTATGGGCGGCAAGTCGGTAACTCTTATTAGCACACAGTCCAGCCGATCACTACACTTAAATACTCCTCTTATGATGACTTGGGGAATTTCCGATTTCATCAATGATGATGCTACATCGGACGGAAAATACAAGCTTTCGCTCAATTTTCCTAATACTGAATACGCAACTAAGGATACAGATACATTCCTACAAAAAATGATTGAATTCCAGAACCAGGTTATTGATGATGCGGTCACTAACTCTGAAGTCTGGTTTGGAAAGAAGAAGTCCAGGGAACTTGTCGAGGATAGTTTCTTTCCATTTCTAAAATACCGCAAGGCAAAGGATGCTTCTGGCAAGCCTACTGGTGCAATTGATTATACTAGTCCTCCATCTATTTCTGCTAAGGTCCCTGCTTACAAGCAAGATGATGGCTCTCTCAAGTGGGAATGTGATTTGTTCGATATCAATTACAATCAGATTTTCCCTTGTGATGATGAGACAGCTTCACCGGTTGAAATGGTTCCTAAGCTCAGCAAGATTGCCAGCACTCTTCAGTGCTCTGGTATCTGGATTGGTGGCAAGGGTTGGGGTCTTACTTGGAAGTTCATTTCAGGTGTAGTCAAGCCTAAGCAGACTGAGACTGTTCGTGGCAAGTGTCATATTAAGCTTAATGATACCGAATTGAATGATGACCGTGATGACCCTGCTCCTCCTCGTCAAGAAGAGGAAGAGGAAGAGCCAGTCAAGGCAACAACACCAGCACCTATTTCAACCACTGTCGATGATAGTGATGATGAGGAGCCAGCCGTTGCTGATGAGCCAGAGCCGGTTCCTGAACCAGTTGTAGAGCCTCCTAAGACGGTTATCAAGAAGGTTGTCAAAAAGAAGGTTGTTGCGTAAATCAGCAGTCAGTTAATACCCTATAATGGATATAAAAATCGTATAAAAATCATAAAAAATGATCCATTTTTTTATGATTTCACTATTTGTATATAAAATCGCACATCTCCCCTACGGTCAACTCGATACATATCTCCACGTTGTATCATAGGTAATCCCTCTTTCCTAAAGGTATAATATTGATACTCCTTTATGACTAACTTCTCTCGTGGTATGGAAAATACTTTACCACCTATATTCACAAGAATATTTTCACATTCCCATATTTCTTCCAAAGTTCTCGATATTTTTATATATAAATTATTATTTTCATCTATTGAAATATTTTCTGGTAAAATCGGTTCGATTGATACTATTAGTTCCCTTATTTTATTTTCTCCATTATCCTCATTTTCCACATCTTCTCCATCGTCCCCATCTTCGTTCCCACTATATTTCTTATCGAAAACCAATTGATGATGCCATAAAGGAACCCAATATATCTCTTCTTCTATTTCCATTTTGAGAACCTTATCATTAAATAAATCTTCTAAGGTTGGTCTCACAATTCGTTCTTCAAATTCTCCTTTTTCAAAGTTCTCTAAAAAAGGGAATAATTCTAATAAATATTCGAGAACTTCTGGGTCTATCCTCTTTTTTATTCGGTCCATTAAAACCTTTCCAATAAATATTCCATTCTCTTTTGTAAATAAACAACCTCCTGAAATACGCCGAATAATTTCATCTATTAATTTTTCATCCAAATAAGAACACAAAAACCCTCGAAGCATATCCATATATGTTTCTTTTTGACAATCCCAATTACCATTTGTGAGAACCTCATATGCATTACATATCTCGTGGAATTTCTCAGCCGCCTCTGGTGTCCCATTCTTATCTGGATGATATTTCAATGCCATCCGACGATATGCCTTTTTGACTTCCTCATCAGAAGGATTTTGATTACTAAGATTGAGAACTTTCTTAGCCTTTTGAACATCCATATTTTTTCAGTTTATTTATGATATAAAACATAATATTCTCTAAATGATAAATGGGCCGATAATTATTATTATAATACTGTAAAAATGAATACGTCTTTTGGACAATATCTGAAATATCTTCACCAGTAAATCTATCCGTCTGTATAAAATAAACCATAATATACCACACACATTCAACCACATCCAAATTATAAATCATAATGTCATAAAGAGAATCTCTGAATTGGGTAAATGGAATGGCATCTATGTTCTCCATTTCTCTTATTATTTGATCACATATCACATTGAACACATCTATTGGTAAGTTCTCTGCAGATTTCACCAAAGAAAATGATTGTATCTCCTTTAAATTTAAAACGTAATTTGTATCAACCTCTTTTAATACTTCTATTGAACTTGCTTTTTGAGAACTTGACACTCTTTTTGTAAATGTGGCGTTCTCCTTTACTGATTTATTCTTTTTGACCATTTCTACTATTTCCGATTTTTGCGGTTTTTTTATAGGTATTATCGCACACGATTGTATAATATTATTCGGAATAAAACTTATATGTTCTGTTATTATAATAAATTTTACAAAAGTCGTCGGCATTCTCTGCATATAACTATAGAAAATCTCTAATAGCTCGCTATGTATCATATGAAAATTTTTACATACTATTATCCCCGTTTTATCCGGTTTTACCGAAATAATATCGACAATTTGGAAAAATACATCGTGCCATAAAGTTTTCGAATTACATCCCAAAAAAGCCATATCCACCTCATAATGTATATCCGATATACGAAAACAATAGGATTGTTTCTCACTTTGAACTGTCATCTTTTTTTCATATTTTAAATCACTCGGACTATATTTCTTTAAGACACTTAATACTTGGGTATATTTACCAGAACCTACAGGACCATATACAATCATATTTTCAAATGTTTTTAGAGAACTTGGAAAATGTTCTGCTTTCCATTCTGGATGAAGGTCGTATTTCTCCATCGATGATATGTAATCTTCTGATGTTGTTTCATAAAATTTCATTTTCGTATATGAAATTTTAAGAGGTTTTATTTATGTCGGTTTGAACTAACGCTTTATAACACATTTATTGAGAACTTTTCGATTTCATATTCAATAGAATATCCTTCGCATTTATTGATATAACTGCTTTCTGTATTTTTTATTATCCAAAAAACGCACCGAAATATAACAACAATAAATCGCTGTTGAAACAACTATTATTGATAATGCTATACACGCCAAATTAAACATCATTATTTTTGTTTGACCTGAGGTATGCGCAAAAATGATAAAATAAACAAAAATTGCCAAATATACCATATATGTCTGGTATGATACTTCGAATTGCTCCATTAATAATTTATTTGATGGTGTCAAAGTATAAGACATATAATCATTCGTATTTTTCTTTCCGTAATCGAAAACAGCCAATACAATCGATATAGAGCATACAAATAATAATGATGTTGCTCCAATCAATCCTACAAAATATTTCGCATACGGATTCTTTATTTCTGGTGCATCTCTATCCGTATATGTCCCATAAACTGTCTTCATTAAATCTACCGATGCAATCATATCACGGGCTACAAAGACAACTGTAAAAAAATTCAATATCATTATTACCATAAATAATATGAATTGAATAGAGGCTTTTGTAAAATTTGCAAATACAAGTGTATATAAAATTCCCAAAACGATATATCGAAACATTGTTGGAAATATATTCGCGTATGCTGTATCCATATAGCATATATACAGACATTCTCTTACCCGCTTCTAGGTTCAGCCTATCTGGTAGTTCTCTCTTATCCAATCCAATATTACTTCTTTTTGACACAACCTATAAGACTCTTTGAAACCTTTCAATTTATAAAATTTCGGCTTCTTCATTTCCTTCGTCTCATAGTGTATATATGCACCATATTTACCATTCCTTATAGATAATCCATCCGCAAGTTCTCTAATTATTTTTGTATTTTCTTTTTCAATCGGTTTCGAAATCCATTTCACAAATTTGTCATAAAGGTCTATTGGCTCTATCCCTTCTTCGACCTCATTTTCCAATATGGATTTCAGACCCACGTTCTCATCCTTATATTTAATGTATTTTCCAAATGGACCATTTAAAAGAATAACCGGATGTCCTTCATGTTCTCCGAGAACTTCTTCTCCTTTTTCTTCCAATTCCGCTAAAGAATATTCGCCTTTTCTTAATCGGTCCATATCCAATTTCGCCCTTATTGTCCTAAAATCCTTCTTATTTGTTATATGTTGTATAACTGCTCCAAAACGGCCAAAAACAACACTATATTCATCGGTATCTGCTAAAACAAATCGCTTTTTCTCTACAGGACCAATGAGACTTTCAATTTGATGATGACATCCTAAACATATATCTTTATGACAATTACCCCGAGCCATTTCATCTAAATCTTTCTCCATTGCCTCTGTATATCCATAATCAAAAAGTGGTCCAAAGTTCTCTGTTAAAAATTCTGCAACTAAAATCCCAGTAGGTTGTATCACCAGTTTTCCTTTTTCTTGACCTACCTTCTTTTCTATTTTTTCTTCTTTTATATCTCCATCTTTGAGAACATATTCTGAGCATGAGATAACATCCCCCTCAATATCCATCTTTTTGACATATCCGCGGTCTAATAAAACCTCCACTAAAGAAGCATATGTTGAAGGACGTCCTATACCTATATCCTCCAGTTTCTTTATTAAAGATGCTTCGGTATAATGCGAATGTCTTCCATGAACAGCTACCTTTGCTGTAGCCATTATTAGTTTTTGCTCTTTTGGACAACTACTCATATAAAACAGGTTCTCATCCATAGTCGGTTGGGGATACAAAGCAGTCCATCCCATAAAAGCTACTCGATCAATTAAATGAACATATTGTATAGGGGTCTTTTCATATATTTGCGGACAACTCATATACACCGGCGTCTGCTCTATCTTTGCTGCGGACATACATGAAGCAACTGTATTCTTCCATATAAATTCATATAACTTTTTGACCCTAACAGGAAGACCTTCTACTGTAGCCATTTCTAAATGTGTTACTCGAATCGCCTCATGAGCAGTCTCATCTACATTTGATTGAGAACCTGACCCTACATATTCTGTTTTAATATACTTATCGAGAACCCATTTTCTCACTTCTTGTAGGAACTCCGCACAATAATTTTGCGAATCAGTTCTCATATAGGTAATATATCCGTCTTGATATAACTGCTGACAACCAGCCATTGTTTCTTTCGGTCCCATACTTAAATTTGAAGAAGTTGCTTGTAAAAGTCCTGAAGTATTAAATGGCTTAGGTGGCTGTTTCAATATTTCCTTTTTGACACCTACAGAAAATATATGCTGGAATGACTTTGATTTATTTAAAAAGTTGAGAACTTCTTCCCCATTTTCTAATTCTTTTGAAAGAGTGAATTCTATTTTCTTCTGAAAGAAAACCCCAGTTAGTTTATATGTTTTATTTAGAACCACTTGGGTTTTTTCTTGTTCATTGTCATAAACTATTCTCAATGCTGGAGTCTGACATCGACCAGCTGATAAGCTGTTGTCTTTGTTCCTATATAGATATTTCCACAATACGGGCGAGACTTTAAAACCTACCATTAAATCGAGAACCTGTCTGGCTTGTTGAGCCTTTACAATATTCATGTTTATGACTGTTGGACTTCGAACTGCTTTCTCTAATGCGGTTTTTGTCACCTCGTGAAATACTATTCTTTTTGTTGTCTCTACAGGCAACTTAAACACTTGACATATATGCCATGCTATTGCCTCCCCCTCACGGTCATCGTCCGTTGCTATATATATCATATCTGGCGAATACATCTTTATGACCTTCTTCATCGAATCTATATGCGCTTTTTTTTCGGATATGTTCTCATATGTCGGTTCATCTGTTGGATTTACTGGAAGCTTTTTAACTTCTCTTATATGACCTTTAGAAGATATACATTTACATTTTATAAAGGATTCTATTTTTTTGCATTTGGATGGTGATTCTACAATAAGGAGCATTGTATAAATAACGCAAAATATCTTTATATAACTTATATGACTACCATTACTAAAAAAACATCAGGACTTTTTGGAACAGGATTGTTTTCAAGTATGACAAAAGAATATAAGGCATATTTGAGCACACTATCACAAAAGAAACAATCTGCCTTGTTGGAATATAAAAAACTCGTCGAATCTTCTGAAAATGCTAATAAGGGATATGTTTATCCATTCAAAAATGATGTCTATAAATTCGATACCAATTATTTAGGTGATTTAATTCTTATTCAAGAAATCAATTTGCGTTCTCTTATTGTAAAAGCTCTTCATAAACAGAATTTTCAGGCTTTAAACTTTGTCGATATACTTCCTTTGGAAGCAAGCAAATTTATCAATTCGGCATTGTGTATTGTTATTCGTTATAAACGTGTATATGATTTGTTTTTCAGAGCTGCAACTGTAAGACAACGTGGAACGGAACTTCTTTCTGAAGACCGCTGGAGTTTTAAATCCATCACACCTGATATCAGAAGAAAATATTCATTACCTACAATTGCTCAATTAGAAACCCTTGTCAAATATTCGCTAGATATTCCTTTCTGTTTGAATATTATTTTTGGAGAGAACTCTCTTGAACAATTTAGCACAGAAGGTGTCGAATTGGCCCCTCAAGATAAAAACGAATATAGACCTAAGGGAGGCGATTATAAAATCATTTTGGGAAGATCAAAAAAGAATACTATTTATCTTGATAAATATGGAAAAATCAAAGATAACTCTGGTAAAGAATATGAGGTTATTGGAATTAGTGTTCAACATTTCGAACAAAATTCTATTGAAAACCGTAAAGATGACCCAAATGAACATATTATTGATATCATGAAACCAAAAGACACATTGAAATCTTTTATGGATTATTTTGTGCATCGTGCTTTAGGGAACGAATATCTACCCGATGGAGATAACTGGGATTTGAAATGGAATAAAGAAGACCAATTATTATGGCAAACATTTCGTTTGAAATTTACCCCAAAATTACCCGAAAAAGTTAAACCTTGCCCTTGTGAAAATAATACCAGAGCTAGACGCCAAGTTCTCCAATATTCATCAAATGTCGTTAAAAAAGGAGGTAATCGAACTGTCAAAAAGAGAACCTGGTGAATTATACCTTTATGACAACGCTTTCAAAACTATTTAGAAATATTTTTAATGGAGTATTTTTTTATATATTTCTATAGATAATATATAAAAATGGCATCTATTTTTGGACAACAAAATAAATGTAGCTCTGAAGAAGAACAATCTGGTAAATGTCCTCCTACCGGTTATGAAGAATTTAAAAAGTCTCTTAACAAAGGGGATAGCATTCAAGTAGAATATAGAAGAAATGAAGGTGATGCCATTTCAACAATAAATGCTATTGTTGAAAACCCTGGAATTGCTGATTATATCACTGTAACTGATGCAAAATTAGCATCAGGCGAATCTATTAGTGAAAATACTTTGTGGGGTAATAGAACGCTTTCTATTAAGAAAATGCCAGTTCAAGGTATTCTATCTTTAGCACCGACTGCAGATACTCTTCATTCATCTTCTATTAATTTATTCGGTTCTAACAATACTGCTTCTACAACATCTAACATGAGCATTGCTAGTGTTGCTGAAAGTATTGAGAATTGGAAGACTGTAGGTGTTGAAAAACCGATTGAATCTGTTAGTATGCCATCTGTTGCTGACCCAAGTATCAAGACAATTCCTGATACTAAAGAATATAAAACAGCTAGAGAAAATTTGGAACTTATTGGAGAAAAACGAGATTTATTTGAATTTTTCAACGAAACACAAGAAGAACCCAATATCACAAAAGAACAATATGACACTTTAATCTCTTTTGCTACACCTGAAGTTAGAAATATTATTAAAGCCACACGAGTTCTCTTTGCTAATGAAGGTCCTTCGCTTCCATCTTATTCTTTTAACAGAGCCAATTATATTGCACTTATTAATGAACCTAACAAACTTAAGAGAAACGCTGCTGAAAACTTAATCCCAAAAGCAGAGCAAGGCTCCATTTTGTTATCTGTTTATAAAAAAGGCGGACGTGAATCATATGATACATATTACCTTAGAACAAATGGAACTATTGGTAGCACAAAAAATCCTACATCCAATTATTCCTTTGTTTCTGTGAATGGAGATGAATTGTTATTTAAATTAAATCAAGGTTCATCCGTTAGTAAAGGATTGTATAATATGGGTTCATCCGTTAAATCATCCTTTATGAACAGATTCACTTCTAAATCAGCACCTGCTTCTGGCGGACGAAAAACACGTCGTATCCCCAAATATAATAAAACACGTAGGGGAGGAAAAAAACCTCTTTATGGTGGCAAAAAACGCAAGTCGTCCAAGAAATAAATTGTTCTTACTTCATTAAATATAAATCCGCCAATATGGCAAAAATCATCGGCATTTGCCATGTCGAAAATCCCTGTTTATAATGACCATCCTTCATTATATACACCCTCCAACTGATGATAAACGAACAAATCAACGCAATTGACAAAGCCAAAATCAATATCCATTCTATTGTATCAAACGCCATTTTATAAACAACCCCGAGAAAAAACCATATAAATATTTCTGGATATAATATTGAGAACATGTCAATACGATACAAAGTAATTATCAACGACCGCCAATATACATCTTGGTCTTATACACCAGAAGACGACTTTTCTAATTGTCATAAAGAAGAAATCGATAGAATAGTCCCTACGAAATTATTCACTAAAGATATTATTCTTTATGACTCTTCCTCAAATACTTTCGAAACTGTTTTTTCTAATATTCGTTCTGGAGTTCCATTATCTGGTATTCTTGTTCTCGAAGGTAATCGCACTTATGGTCGAGCGCAATCGACATCTTCTTCTAAAAAACAACGTCTATTATATAAATGTATCCCTGACGACAAACATCTGCCTGCTTTTTTAATACCATATGAACCACAAATCGGTTTCTCCAAAGTTCTCAAAAATAAATATATTATTTTCAAATTCGAGAACTGGAATGAACAACATCCTCATGGTTCTCTCTTAAACACCATCGGAGATACAAGTTCTCTCGAAGCCTTTTATGAATATCAATTATATTGTAAAAGTCTTAATGTATCTATTAACCATTTTACTAGTAAAACTAGAGAACAATTACAAAAACAAACGAATGAAGAATATATCGAACAAATTCTTAAAAATCCCGATTTTCATATAGAAGACCGCAGAACAACCGCGAAACCTTTTTCGATTGACCCTCAAGGAAGTCTCGATTTCGATGATGCGTTTGATATTATACAAACTCCTGACGGGTTAGTCCATGTCACCATTTATATTGCAAATGTATATGTATGGTTAGAAACACTCCATCTGTGGAAATCTTTTGCTAACCGTGTAAGCACCATCTATTTACCCGATAAAAAACGACCCATGCTACCAACTATTCTTTCTGACAGTCTTTGTAGTCTTCAAGAGAACCACCCACGATTTGCATTGGCAATGGACCTCACTCTAACCACCGAAGGGCAACTCATCAATACCACTTTTAAAAACGTTATTATATCTGTCACAAAGAATTATCGATATGAAGAACCGTCCTTATTACAACATCCACCATATCAATTCCTTTATGACATTTCGCAGACCCTTGATAAAAATATTTCTGATAGTCATGATATTGTTTCTTATTGGATGGTTAGAATGAATACGATTTGTGGAGAACAATTATCGCAAATTCAAAAGGGAATTTATAGAAAGGCTATTATAACAAACCCACAAAATGCAACCATACCTACTGGACTTCCACAAGGCGCACAACGTGTCATAAACAACTGGAATTCTGTTTCTGGTCAATATGTTCTCTATCAATCTGATGTATCACATGAAGTTCTTAAATGCTCACATTATACCCATATTACAAGTCCTATTCGAAGATTAGTTGATTTGGTAAATATGATGGTTCTCTCTTTTCATCAAAATATTATTGAGAACCTATCGATAGAAGCACAAGAATTTATTCAATATTGGTTGTCAAACATTGAATATCTTAATATATCCATGAGGTCTATTCGTAAAATTCAAACCAATTGCGAATTATTACATAGATGTATAACAAATCCTAGCCTGACACAAACACCACAACAAGGTATTCTTTTTGACAAACTACAGAAAAACGATGGCGGATTTGTTTATATGGTCTATTTAGATGGGGTCCAATTACTAACACGGTTTAAATCATATACAGAATATGAGAACTATTCCACTCAATCGTTTCAATTGTATTTGTTTGTTGATGAACACAGTTTAAGACAAAAAATACGGGTTCAAATTGTCCAATAAGATGTATATATTGTAGAAACATTACAACCGTCTATTATTATAAAAATATTTTTTTATAAAAGTTAATATTGAGACTATAGACCAACCAATTATTGCAAATAATTGAATTACTACAACCCAACCACTCATTGCAAATGATTGAACCGCCGCCATCAAACTTCCTGAAACAACTCCTGCACCTTGCATTGTTGAAAATAATCCACCCGAAATTGGTCCAATACTAGAAAGACCAATAAATCCAAAAATACTTGGTAGAAATATCATAGCACTACTAACTATTGGTATAACAATCCATTTTACACCCTTTAAAATATATTCAACTTTTTTATTTTTCGACATGTTATGTATTATATATATAACTCTTTATACCGTGTAAAATTACCAAACTAAATCAATAAACATAATTTATATTATTTTTTTGAGAACCTATAATAAAAAATACATAAAAATATAAAACACATATATACAATGAAAGTTATCTCATTTTTATTTATTCTTCCAACAATCCTAGCAAATACTCCTTTTCTAGATAAATTCGAGAACTGGATTAATGAATTCCGTATTCAGTTTCAATCCAAAACACATTTCTATGATGTCCTCAAAAAGTGGATTATCAATGACCAATATATTGATATCATAAATAATGAGAACAAATCTTATCAATTGGGTCATAATCAATTCTCTGGAATGGACGAATTCGAATTTATTCAATATGTCATAAAGAACCCTATTATTCAATCCTCCAGATATCAACTTCCTATCCCTCCATTATCTGTGGAATTTGAGAACACAACACTAGATAATCCTCCTCTATCAGTAGATTGGGTATCGGCCGGTGCAGTATCACCAGTAAAAGACCAAGGTCAATGTGGTAGTTGCTGGTCGTTCTCTACAACGGGGGCTTTAGAAGGAATCTATTACATTAAAACCGGTAAATTAATCCCTTTTTCAGAACAACAATTAGTCGATTGTGATACATTAAAAAATGGTGGTCGTGATCATGGTTGTAATGGCGGTTTAATGGATAATGCATTTGCATGGATTTCCAAAAATGGTGGATTGTGCTCTGAAGATGTTTATCCTTACATTTCTGGGGATGGAACGACAGAGGCTTGTAAAAAAGATTGTGAAAATGTCCCAAAGAGTAAAATACAAACATGGGTTGATGTAGAACCTACCGATATGGCTCTTATGGGGGCTATTGCCCAACAACCTGTTTCGATTGCTATTGAAGCCGACCAACGCGATTTTCAATTATATAAATCTGGAGTTTTTACTGGAAAATGCGGAACAACATTAGACCATGGAGTTCTCGTTGTTGGTTATGGAACCGAAGAGAACCAAGATTATTATTTAGTAAAAAATTCGTGGGGAATAACATGGGGTCTTGGAGGTTATATTAAACTAGGTCGCGGACCACAATATAATAATGGCCAAGGACAATGTGGTATTTTATTAGAAGCCAGTTATCCTGTTCTATAAACCTTGTTATGATTGTCATAAAAAAATACATCTTTATGACAAACCTATATATCCATATAACAAATCCATTTTATATGTCATCAATATTAATTTCTTCGCCAGTATCCATCATAACCATATCTTGAGGTAATTTCTGAGGAGTCATATCAAGTTCTTCTTCTGATGTGAAAATGAATTCGTCTGTTTTACTAGCTGCTTTCGATTCACCAAACATATCTCTCATTGAATTATCCAGAAATTCAGCCGGAAAATTAGGGCGCTGTTTCAATTGGTCAATCTCTAATGCCGAATAAACCTCCAGAATATCACATTCTTCTGTTTTTCCTTCCTTCACTGTTGCCCAATCCCTTAGTCCTACTAAAACAATTGTTCCAGAGCCTATGACATTTCGACGTTTGTTTTTTCCTGTAAATTTGCCTCGAATAATTCCTTGACGGGTAACTCTATCGTCGCAATAAACTTCACAACGAGTTCCTCCAAAGATCTTCTTGACGATTGCATATTTTTCTTCATCGCATTCCGACATACGGAGTTTAGAAGAATTTTGTGTCTCGTTCTTACGAGCTAGACCTTTATGACGACTTCCACCAGTTGTATTTTTGACCATTCTTAATAAGAGTATGCTATCTATATTTCGTCGATTATTCAAATCAATTTTATGAGAAGAGTATATATGGCTCAAGAAATTCTTGGTGTATTTCATTTATTGGAAAAAGAGTTGAAAGGCGGAGGAAAAGAAAAAAGCACAGAACCCTATAAACACTTTGAAGATACTATGAATGAGGTCTATGATTATGTTAAGGATGTGTTTGAGACAAATGAACAACATAAAAAAAATCACGCCAATTCCATTTATAATATGGATAAAGATTGTGATTGTCCGGATAAATATAAAGCAGAACAAAAGGATGCAACCATGACAACAACATCGGGTTCATATTCTTCAAATATATCATCTATTTCTGGAACAATACCCATTTTTAAATTATATGATGAAGTTGATAATAGAGAACAACAAGAAGGAATAGTAATAAAACAAAAGAATGAATGGTTGTAGTAGTAGTATGTTATTGTAATGTATGTTTAATATGAAATGTAGAGGTAACAAAAGGGAAAAGGGAAAAGTGATTTTTATAAAAATGGTGAAAATTGTTAGGAGGAGAAA